AACAGGAGGCCGACGACCTGATGCAGAAGATCGGGATTACGAAAAACGCGGTCGAGGATGCGACGGTCGAGGCCGAAGTTAATCTGTTCGACACCAAAAGCGCGAAGCGATGACCGATTCCCGCTATTTCGAACAAGGAACTCCGGAATGGTATGAAGCGCGTCTGCATCGATTCACTTCCTCCGAAGTGCATAAGCTGATTCCCGGAGCACGGGCACGGCCCGGAGAACTGACCAAGACGGCCGTCGCTTATGTGTTCGACAAGATCGCCGATCGCATCACGGCCGGGGGTTGTTTGGAATACCGGGAACTCAACACCAGAGAAATAGAATGGGGACGCGAGCACGAAGATACGGCACGGCTGGCCTATTCGACGATTATGAGCGTCGATGTCCAGACCTGCGGATTCTTCGTCTGCGAGGATTTGCCCTCTTTCGGCGGAAGTCCTGACGGGTTGGTCGGGGAAGACGGTTTCATCGAAATAAAATGCCCCTACAATTCGTCCGTACACGCCCGGTATCTGGCTATGGCTACCCCGGACGATCTGCGACGCGAGAAGCCCGAATATTACGCCCAGATACAAGGTAACTACCTTGCGACGGGACGACGATGGTGCGACTTCGTAAGCTATGATCCCCGGTGCGCCAACTCGCTGCTGGCCGTCAAGATTCTCCGCATCCCACGAGATGAAGAGTACATCGACCGTATTAGGGAGGCAGTGCTGGCAGCCGTGAAATACAAACAGGAGATAACGTCCAGAATGGCGCTCCTGGCACGGCAACAGCGGGCATCCATTCCCTAAACAATATCCCAAGCATGACGACAAGAAAGACATATCCCCCATGGTCGGAAAAGGAATTGGAAACATTGAAAGAACTCTATCCTGATAACGACAACGAATATATAGGTCGCTTGTTGAATCGCACTCCGGGGAGCGTAAAGATACGCGCCGTATGGAATGGCTACCGCAAATCCTATGAGTTTATACAACGCCGAAGAATGACGACGGATAACAAACCCCGCAAAATGGTCGGATGTATTCCGAACCCCTTGCCGGTTATTGAACGGTTATTGAAAAAACACGGTTACAAAAAATAAAAACAAGCATGACAATATGGTATGGCCAGAATCAGAACCATAAAACCACAATTTTGGGATGATCTGAAGATCGGCCGCTTATCGCGCGATGCCAGGCTGCTTTACATCGGACTTTGGAATTTTGCCGATGATTTGGGCGTAGTAATAGCCGACCCCGTTTGGCTGAAGTCTAAAATATTCCCTTACGACAAAATACAACTCCAGCAATTCGAAGGCTGGTTGAAGATGCTCGAAGAAACCGGATTTATTAGTCTGCTTTCCGTTAAGTCGGAAAGATTCTATTATCTGCCAACCTTTTCCCGTCATCAAGTAATCAACAGACCTAATCTGGAAGATGTAAATGTACGTAAAGAATTGTTAGACAGTGCATTAAATGAAATCACGGAACGATCAGTGAACGATCACGGAACGATCACTGAACGATCAGTGACTATAAAAGGAGAGGATAAGGAGTATATTACTACCAGTACTTCTACTGACGTAGAAGATACTGGAGTATATGTGAGAGATAATATTATTTCTTACCCGGTAGAAGACTATAACGCAGGTGCGCGCGAGGAAACTGACAGTCCCGAATCCGATCTTCCTAAACGCAAATCCCGTAAGACGCTCCGCAAGGATGATGCAGGGATTGAAGAAGCTCGGATATTGACGTGGCGCGATGATTTTGAGATTTACAAAAACGAGTTACGCAAGGCCTATAAGACGCTCCTACAGGATGACGCTTGGATTTCGACGCAACAACGTTTCAACCCGAATCTCAACATTGCCCTCTCGCTCGAAAAGGCTTGCGTAAACTTCTGGGCAACGGAAGCCGGATGGCAGCATAAGCGAAAGCAGCGCACAAAGACTATCAACTGGAGGCAAACGCTCACAAATTCGATCAACAGCCCGCAAAACAAAGTTTACAATGACAACGGAATTAGCAAAAAAACCGCCAACAACGGCGTTAGCGAAGATTTCAAACGTGGAGTTCTTGAAACGCTACTCAGTGGCGGCAATACAGAGTAGCTGCCGCCGTATGCAGTCGGCCGTGGCTTGTGCCGAATCCCAAATGCCGGTGTTATCTGTATTGCGAGCGACATACGGCGAAAAATGGACGGCTGCATATCTGGTACTTTGGATCGTCAATGTACAGGAGTTTTTCAATATTTCAGCCAAGATGAACGACGCACAGGTAACGGAAACGGCCTACATGATTTTGGACGATTTCTGGGCGTTGAACCTTGCCGATGTAAACCTGGTATTTACCAATGCCAAACGAGGGCAATACGGACAACTGTACGGACGAATAGACGGATCGATCATATACGGTTGGTTTCAGACATATTTCGAGGATCGATGCAATGCCTGCGAGAACCGCACGATACGGCAAGCCGAGGCTATGAGTAGCGATCACCCGGTAACGGACGCCAAAGCTGCGGAGTTTATCCGGCAATTGGTCGAAAAAAGAAAACGATCGAAATATCGGCGAGATGAAACACCTTGAATCGAACATCCAACGCGCTTTTGTACGTTGGTTCCGGCTTCAATACCCCGAGTATGCTTTGAATTTGACGAGCGTGCCCAATGGCGGATTGCGAAGTAAAACCGAGGCGGCCATCATGAAAGCTGAAGGAATGACGGCTGGAGCGGCGGATTTACTGTTACTTGTTCCCCGAGATGGGTTTGGTGTACTGGGACTGGAATTTAAGACCCAAGTAAAAGGAAGTCGTCAGACCCCAGCACAAAAACAATGGCAGAAATCTTTTGAACAGGTTGGAAACAAGTATGTACTTGTTCGCACACTGAATGAAGCTATAACGGCAGTTCAAAATTATTTGGATAAATGACAAAACGACAATTTTATCACTGGCTTCATTCTGCCGAGTGGTTCACTATGGGTAAAACGCATTGATTATATGACCAACCTTTCTTACCGCCAGGCAATGTTGATTAAACATACGGCCTGGATGAACACTCGCTTGCTCGCGCGGGGTCCTCGGCCGGAAGACGAGCGGTACGTGCCGCTCGCGGTGCGGATGCTTACGCTGGTCGGCTGCTTGAACTACGCGATGCTCGACCTTGAGTCCGAACTCACGGCATCCGGCTTGTTCCACCATGAAACCAAACGCCGCTATACGCAGGCTCAGACTTTGGTCTCGCAGGCTCACGGCGTCGCGTGGTCGATGCTTCGCAAGATCGACGACCGAGCCGCCCGGCAGTACAACGACAAGACGGACGAGGCGTATCGGACCATCAGCGGCTGTATCCTGTTGGAGGCTCCTCAAAGGTCTTACAACATCGTGCTGTCGCTGTGTAGGATCATCAGCTCTCTCAACGGTCGGATTTCGGGCCGCTACGACTTCAACCCGGCCAAACCTCTTGTACGCATCCCGGCTCTGTTGGAGTGTATCGGGATCGAGGATTGTAAAATAGACGGAATCATCGAATTGAATTTAATAGATTAACGAAAATGAAAAAATACACACAGGCAGATTTCGGTGATCGACGGAATCAAACAATGCCCCTCGGGGGATTACAGTGATATACAAATATTCGGCGAGCGGTGCTCCTTCGGCGAGCGGTGCTCTTTCGGCGAGTGTTGCTCCTTCGGCAGGGCGTGCTCTTTTGGTGAGTGGTGCTCCTTCGGCGAGCGGTGCTCCTTCGGCGAGTGTTGCTCTTTCGGTAAGGAGTGCTTTTTCGGTGAGGAGTGCTCCTTCGGCGAGTGGTGCTCCTTCGAAGGGAAAGGCGAATATATCGGCGATTATCCTTTCCTGGCTTTTGTGGGGTTCGGCTCCCGGATTGGCAGCAAGGTTTACTTTTTCAACCTGCAAGACGGCATTTATGTCCGTTGCGGCTGCTGGCTGTCGGATATAGCCGGGTTCCGGGAGAGGGTGAAGGCGAAGAATGCCGATGCGATGTACCTGGATTTGTGCGATCTGGTCGAGAGGAAGTTTGACCGAAAAAATTCGAAATAACTATGCGAGCGAACGAATATCAGACACGCGCGATGAGTACGCGGCTGCCGAGTTGCGAGAATGCGACCTATATGCTTTTCGGTCTGATGGCCGAGGTGGGCGAAATCGCCGACAAGATCGCCAGCCGCCGCGAGCGCGGCGTGATCGACTCAAACGGGGATAACCGATGATCGCAGGGATAATTTGGTTTGCTTCCCAAAAGCGGAACACACGCGAAGGCATCAAATCGAAAGAAAAAAATGATACACATAGATCTATTTTCGGGAATAGGAGGGTTTGCCCTCGCCGCGCATTGGGCAGGATGGAGGACGCTCGTTACTTGTGAGATAGACAATTTTTGTCGGCGGG